CTTCTTCGTTGGTTCCGTCCGTGACATTTCGTAGGATCACATCTCCTGTTCCGAAAGTTATGAATTGATTAAAGGTAATCTCTACCGCACCAGTAGTGGCGTAGTTGGCTCCATCAGCAGGGACGCTGCCCACAATTGTGGGTGCTGGAAGATTGGATCTGACCGCGCCTGCACTGAAGTCGTAATAGGCGCGGGCACCATTGTTTGGGTTGGCAGCGGAGATGACAGCGGCCCTTGTGTTGGGCACCGACCAGGGTGTTTTTGTAGAGAGGCTGAGGGCTGTGGTTCCCTTGTCTCTTGCACCAGCTGAAAGGCTAAGAGCACCTTCCGTGAAATTCTGCCAGGATCGGGCCGTGGCGCCGTCCAGGAAGATGTTGCCGCTCGCCGAGGTGCTGTTTGCCTCGAACCGTCCGATGACACCGTCTTCGTTTGCATCCGGATAACTGGGGCGCAGGAAGGTGTTGTTGAAGACCTTCAGTCCGGCGACCTCTTGCTCCAGCTTCAAGCCAGCTGGCGACATGCAGATTAAGATGTTCCCGTCGATGGTGATGTCCTCGTACAGACCTTGCGGATGCGCGTTGCCGAAGATTCCCTGCATCGTTGGTGTCGCTTCAACCCCGGTCCAGTCGCCGTCATCGGCGCGGGTTACGCTCAATCCTTGCCCCTGCACGAAATTGACAGAGCCCGGAAGCGAGCCATGCAGCGCGATGCTATCCCCGCCAGATGTCGTGACGCTGACGACATTCTCCGATCCGTCTAGGCGCTGGACGTAGTAGCTGCCGGCGCCAGAGGCAGGCAGGGTCAGAACGACGTTGCCTGCCGTGGCGTCGACCATGACGACGCGGTTCTCTTCTTGCGGGCCTAGGGTCTTTGACGCCGTGCGGGGAATCCACCAGTCGAGATATCCAGCAGGCAGACGCTTCCATTGGCTCGTGCCGTCGCTGACGAAGGTGGCTCCCTGTTCGCCGCTGTCGAGGACGGGTGTGCCTCCTTCCCAAGTGTCGGAGCCATTGAAGGCGATGGCCACTGTCCCAGCGCTGTTGACGCGCCGCAGACAGAATTGCAGACCCTCTGACGCTGCGGCAGATGGTAGGGTCAGGGTCATCGTGCCGGTCGGCGCTAGACGCAACTCTGAGGCGTGGTCTGTGATGGTGAGGGTCTGGCTTGCCGTCAGGGTCTCGATGGTGCTGCCGATGTTGTCTACCTCGGCGAAGGGCTGCGCCGATCCCGGTGTGGCCGTGTTGCCCTGAATTTGGATGCGGCGCTGCCAGAAGGTGTTGTTCGACGGCTGCAACTGGATAAAGTCGCTGTGCAACCGGCTCGGGTTGCCGCCGATATCCGTGAAATGGTTTCGCCGGATAAGCCCGTCTTGGCAGTGCCCATGGGCGTTTTGAAGGACGATCCCGTCTGCGTGGGTCTGCGAGATAAGGCAATCCTCGATCAGGAAGCCGTCGCAGCCGACAAGGATACCGCTGTTCATCTTGCGCATGGTGCATCGCCTGACTGTCAGATCGCTGATGCCAGCGTTCGAGAAGTCGCCTGACATGACATTGGCAAAGAGAACGCCCCCGTTCGCGGCGGTCTCCATCTGCCCGTCGAAGTCGCAATCCTCAATCACGAGACCGGATAGTGTAGTGTTTTGCGCTCCGGTTTGTATCAGGCCGACATCGGACACGTTCGTAAACGTCCAGAACTTGTCAATGTCGAGTATAGGCGCGCGCGTGATCTCCAGGCCCCGGAGTGTTACGTTCTCGATTACTGCGGTTCGGTTTAGGTTCCAGCGATTCAGGATAGGTTTCGAGGCCGGGGTCGCCGCTGCAAAAGTCACGTTTGAGGGGTGGCCGTTCCAAGACGATATGTCGTTCGACATTGCATAGCTGCCGGGGCGTAGGAAGACTGTCTCGCCCGAGGCAGGTGTGATCGTGCCATCGGTGATAGCCTCTAGCTCGGCTGCGGTGGCGACGTGGCGCGCATTGGAGGTGACCGTGACGGAGACGCCCCCCACATCGTAGGTGCCTGCGGTGAGAGAGGCGTTCGGACTGATCTCACCCGACGCCACGGTAAAGTCGCCGTAAACTCCATCCGAGAGAAAAACAGGAGCAGCTCCTTCTCCAGGCAAAGTATCAACACCAAAGATAACGTCAGCGTTGAAGAGCCTGTTTGAGAAAAAACGAAGGCCCCGACCGATGCGGCCGAGGCTTGAAAGGCGAAACCCATAATCAATCATTAGGACGGCTCGTTATCTGCAAAGATTGTGGCCAGGCCCTGACCGAATACCCAAAGTCCTTCACCTGGAGCCAGGTTCATTGGTTCCTTGGATCCAGTATAGACGGTGAAGGGGAGTGCGTCTGGTGCGGAGGAAGTACCACCAATCAGATACTTTACCTTATTGTGGTCAGCTCCGATCATCGCAGCTCCCTCTCCAATCGCAACAAGCTGCGGAGCAGCTGTAAGATTTACTGATTTCTGAGACATAGCGACACCTGTTGTTGTGAAATGGTCGAGCGGGCACTCCCGGGCCCCGCACCCCGGTCAATCAATCCAAGAGGGTAAGGACATCCTACCTGGATCGTAGCCACGCTCGAGAGGTCCATCAGCAAATCTTTCCCTGCACAAAGTACTACATGATGAAGGGAAGGGAGTTCGGTTGATGGACCTCTGGAACGCGGTGGCGTATTCCGGGTATATTACTCGATCTCTAAGTACCTTCTCGTAAATAGGTAGAACATTGTCAAATGGTTTTCTTGCAAGCCCATTATGATCAGGCTAAGGGATCAACATGAAGTCAGGAGAAGGTATCCTTCTTGGTTCCATGTGGCTTTTTAGCTCCCCCTAACACCGCAGGTAGAGATGCCCCTCACAGTCAATGAAGTTCGTGTTGCGATGCCGGCTGCGGTTCGCAGCTCCGTGGATCAAGATTTCACGGACAAGATAAATGCGGCAGGTGCTGACCCAGAAGAGGCAAGGCTCATTCGAGAAGGGTTCGTGACCTATACCGATGTGCTGCTGGAGGGGAGGTACAAGCTAGAGGACTACCTCAATGCCGTGACTTACGTGTCCTTCAAGATGATGGGGCACACGAACCGGGAAGCGTGGGAGAAGACTTTTCCCGACCGGTATCAGGCGCTGCTCATAAAGGGCACTACAGACAAGACAATCTCCGCGCATGTACACGGTTTCTCCAAAGGAAAGCTCGTGAACTCGATCCTGGAACGCACGCTGATTCCTACATGGGTGCTGAACCAGGACATCTACCAGCAAGCAATCAACGAGCAAGCCAATCTGATGCGGTTTGCCAATAGCGAGTTAGTCCGTACTCAGGCTGCCAACTCGATCCTGACTCACCTAAAGCCCCCTGAAGTGAAGAAGCTACAAGTGGCGATGGACGTGAAGGAAAGCGCGGGGCTCTCCGATCTGCGCAATCTTCTGACCGACCTCGCATCTAAACAAATTCACGCAATCGAGAATGGTGTGCCGACGCAAGAGATCGCGCACCAGCCTCTGATCGAAGACGCAGAGTTGGTGGAAGAAGAGCTGGGAGAGGCCATAAAATATGAGTGAAGATCTTATGCGGGAACAGGCCGAGTGCCTGAGGCATTCCCGTGCGGGTAAAACCATGACCGAGATCTCGGCAATCATGGATCTGAACAGGCATCAGGTACGTCGACGACTTCAAGCAGCCCGCAAGAGAGAGAAGCTGGATCCGGTGATGGCCGACCGGTTGGCTGCTGAAGGGTTAGTTGATCTGGCCGGCCTGCATTCGGGTTGGCTCATCCAGAAAGAGAAGGGGTCAGGATCCTCACTCTATTTCCACCTTGGCAAGGATGAAGATCCAATCAGTCTGGCCGAGGCTATAAAAGAGACAATTGCCGAGATTCCGGCTTTGCCTCCAATCGAGACTGTGATGCTTCCCGGGACAGGCAGAGGATACGCAACCTGGCTGGCGTTAGCTGATCTCCATCTCGGAGGTGAGTATGGATCCCAGAGCCTCGAGGACGACATTAACGCAGCCGTGGATGACATTGTACAACGCCTACCTCCAGCTGAGAAGGCGTTCATTTTCGAGCTCGGGGATCTGTTCGACGCCAACGACCACAAGGGCGTGACACCTGCTTCCGGTAACCCCTGTGACGTCATCAGAGATGACATGCTGAAGAACACCTTGACCGCGATCCGAGTTCTGAAGCGGGCAATCATGCGGCTGCTAGAGACACATTTTGAGGTCGAAGTTCACTTGGTTCCAGGGAACCATGATCCTGATAGCTACCTTGCCGTGATGATTGGCCTGGATGGGCTGTTCCAGCTGAACGACCGGGTCTCTGTCGCAGTGATGGATGACGAGTTTCGGGTTGTGCCCTGGGGACAGTGCGCGGCCTTTCCGCATCATGGGCACACGCTCAAGGCTCAAGCCTTGAAAGACGTGTTTTCGGATCAGTTCCCAGATGAGTGGGCTGAAGCGAGAGCCTACCGCCTGATCATGACAGGGCATCTCCATCACCAGGACCGCGGCAAGGACATCACAGGAGCAGAGACCAGGCAGTTCCGCACGCTGCATCGTCCTAATCGTTGGGCGAGAATGAAGGGAATGTTCTCTTACGCGTCTCTCAATGCTATGACGGTGCATGCTGATCGTGGACCCGAGTACGAAACCATATCCCCCATCAGACCCATGTTACGAGGAAAAGCGTAATGACCCTGACAGTCGAAGAAGAGCGGGCCAAGGTTGTGGAACATTACCAAAATGTGGGTAATAAACAGATGGTCAGTTCGACCGGTGCGCAGCGCGAGAAGTTGGGGGCCTTGCCCTATGATCTGGTTCCCTTCCAGGAGATGGCCGACAGTTTCTCTCGGGTCGCTGAGTTTGGTGCAAAGAAGTATTCAACTTGGAATTGGAGCCTCGGCCTGCCTCGGGTGCAGCTCATTGGATCCCTGCTGCGGCATGCCTTCGCCTACCTGCGCGGGGAAGACAGGGACAAGGATTCCGGTCTCAACCATGCCGACCACATACTCTGGAACGCTGCCGCCCTGGTTCACAACGAGCATTGGGGCCTCGAGGACGGCCGCCGTGCCGAACCGCCCCGTGACTACAAGTCCAATCCAGTAGATCGAGGCTGATCGGATGAAGAAGGCGAACGACACCATCTGGCCGGTCACGATCGAGATCGAGCGCTGGGACGCGTCCTACGAGCAGATGCAGCAGGCCTGGGAGGACTGGGTCAAGCACGATGAGCTCACGATGAGCTGGCTGGCCTGGTTTCTTCGGCGTGTCTGTATTCCCGATCGAATGCACTCGTTGTTCGCCTTCCACCGGGTCGCAGACATGATGCTCGGTCGAGCGGTAAAGAAAGGCCTTATTGTTTTCGACGATCAGACGGGCCGGTATACTCTGGTTTCTTTGGATCAAAAGGCAAGCACATGACTGACATCCCGAAAATGACGGTGGATCAGTGGCTCGAGAAAGTTGATTATTCCTTCTTAAACTCGGGCCACTACAAGCCGACACCTTTTGCTTTGAAATTCATGAACTTCATCAAGCTGGTGAACGGTGCGCAGGGAGAAGAGAACAAGACACCAGTGATGCACCTAGCGATGCTAGACCGCATTGCCGGCAAGGCCGAGAACATCGTCAACCTGATCTTTAGGGGTGGTGCGAAGACGACGATCTTTGGGGAATACATGATCCCCTACTTGGCGATTTTTGGAGAGATAGAAGGCTTCGGAAAAGTTCCGTCGATGATCTATGTCTCCGACAGCGTCGACAACGGCGTAAAGAGCTTGCGCAAGAACGTCGAGTTCAGATGGGAGAGCAGCGATTTCCTTCAGGAATGGCTCCCTCCTGAGACGACCCACATCACCGACCAGTTCATGTCGTTCAAGTCGAAGACGGGCAACCGCTTTGCCATGAAGGCGTTCGGAGCCAAGACAGGTCTCCGTGGTACAAAGATTTTCGGCAAGCGCCCCGTGCTGGCTGTTCTCGATGATCTTCTGTCTGATGACGATGCCAAGTCCAAGGCAGCAATCGAGGCGATCAAAGACACGATCTACAAAGGCATCGATTATGCCTTGGATCCAAGACGGCGAAAGATCATTTTCAATGGGACGCCTTTTGCCAAAAACGATCCGATCTATGAAGCCGTGGAGTCTGGTGCATGGAACGTGAACGTATGGCCAGTATGCGAACGGTTTCCATGTGAAAAGGAAGAGTTTGCAGGGGCTTGGGAAGATCGGTTTACATATGAGTTCATGAGGGAAAAGCATATCTTTTCCCAGAAATCCGGAAAGCTATCAGCTTTCAATCAAGAGATGATGTTGAAGATCTCTTCCGAGGAAGAACGTCTGGTTCAGGAAGCAGAAATTCGCTGGTATTCAAGACCGGATTTGATTAAAACGCGAGGCAGGTACAACTTCTACATCACAACTGACTTTGCGACATCAGACAAACAGACCGCGGACTTCAGCGTGGTATCGGTATGGGCATACAACGCCAATGGTGATTGGTTCTGGGTCGACGGGTTTGCCAGACGACAGACCATGGAAAAGAGCATCGACCAGCTCTTCAGATTGGTCTCGGAGTATCGGCCGCAGCAAGTAGGGATCGAAGTCACCGGTCAGCAATATGCCTTCATCAGCTGGCTTCAGCGAGAAATGATGCAGCGCAACATCTGGTTCAACTTTGCACAGGAAAAAGGGAGCACCCGACCCGGCATTAGGCCGACGGTGAACAAGCTCACCCGCTTCAATCTAGTTGTTCCCCTGTTCAAAGCAGGTAAGATCTACTTCCCTGAAGAGATGCGGGAATCCCAGGTCGTGCAGGAGTTCACTACAGAGATCTCCTTGGCCACGATCAACGGTCTCAAAGGTAAAGATGATTGTCTCGATACGATCTCGATGCTGATGAACCTCGAACCCTGGAAGCCGACAGAAGACGCACCTCTAAGGGAACAGAGTGACTCTGAGATGATGGGCCATAACGGGGGACCGGTCTGGTCGGTTGAAGATGAAAAAGACGGACAGGATTCCGGAATGGATTCGTATCTCGTCTGATGGAGAAATGAGCAGATGAGCAGAACACTTAGAGATGTCTTTATGGACCTGACAAATGGTCCATTAGCTGGAATGTCTATTGCTACAAAGCCGGACATCAACAGCCAGGTAAGACTGTCAAATCTTGTGAACTCGGGTCTGAGAGACCTATACACACGTTATGTTTTGTGGACTAGGGTACTTGTCATTCGAGGCATTGAAGGAAGAACCATCTACCCTTTGGATGAGATGAGAGGGGAAAGCTGGAGAGACGCTCAGAACGCTGTGCCGGCAAATGACCAGTATATTGTGGATACCATAGATTCGCCATTTTACAATGATGTGGTTAAGATCCTGAAAGCCTATGGGCCACCGGAGCCTGACGACGAAGAAGAAAAACCAGTTGAGTACGATATCAACAACTACGATCTGTACCTTACTAACAAAAAGATAAAAAGAAAAAGTGTATTTGTTCCGATAGACGGAGTGATTCAGATTCCGGATGTGAAGACGGGAGATCTTTTCAGTTTCCTTTACCAAGCAAGACATCCTCTTGTAGATCACTGCAATCTAAATCAACGCGTCGTTCTTCCTTTGGCTCTATATGAAGCTTTGGAAGCATGGGTTGCTTCTAAGGTGTTTGGATCAATGAACGGCGCAGAGCACCGAGATCGTGGAAGAGAACTGAAAAGCGAGTACGAGATGGTTTGTCAAAGGGTCGTAGACAAAGATCTTGCAATGACGTCTTTGCCCGCTCACAACGTAAAATCTGAAGAGAGAGGATTTATTTAATGCGCCGTTTTATAACAGATGAAAAAGTTGATTGGGCCGACAAAGAAAGCTCTTGTCAGTTTGAAGATGCTACTCCTGAAGAACCAATTGAAATAATCGACGAGTTCATAGAACTCATCGATACTCCTGCTTCTTATGAAACACATGCTGGAAAATATGTTGTTGTAACTCAAGAAGAAGACGGTCTGGAATTCTTGGATCTACCTCCTTACCCAGAGGTAACCGATACGTTTGTAGACAATCAATTGTATATTCGTAATCTTGAGCTCATTGAGGGTGGTCAAACCCTTGAGTTGGGATTCAAAGATGCGTCTGGAGATCCTTCTTTCCCGTCTCTGTTTGTAGATCTTTCTGGTGTCTGTACTTGTGATACAACACCTGTTGAAGGGGCATCTATGACAGACCTTGAAATCAAAGAAGCATATGAGCGAAACGTCGACTCAAATGCTTTGACTGATTTTTATGTCAATTTGTTGGAAAGTATAGAAGCAGGTGCTACTGCCGATCAGACTGGAAGTCAGATTGAAACGCTTTTGGATATACAGTTAGGTTCTGCAAGCTGGAAAGGAGGTAATCAAACCGGAGCCGAAATCGAAGCGCTGCTGGACACAGAACTCGGTAATACTGATTGGAAGACGGGAAGCTCGGGCGGGACAGGTATAACATTAATTACAAAAACTGCCTCTTATTCTATCACAGACACCGACCTCGGCGGGGGCTACTACCATGAGACAGGTGACGCATCCGCAATCGTCGTAACTGTTCCGCCGAGCCTCACCGGAACGGAGCCGTTGGACGTGGAACGCACTGGCGCGGGAACCGTTACGTTCGCAGCCGGGGCGGGCGTTACGATCAATTCCCGCGACGGTTTTCTTGCCATTGGAACGCAATACGCGGCGGCTACTTTGGTTCCCAAGGGTAGCGACGTATATACCTTGATCGGGGACTTGGCATGATCCGTCCGGGTATCCTTGCGCAGCAAAACGTAGCGCCAGCCGATCTCATTGGTGCCGCCGATCCCTTGATCTACTTCGCCTCGAACGACACCGCGTTGGTCAGGAGTGGGGGTGCTTCTGCTGATCCGGGGGATACGGTAGACACGATTCTCCAAAAACAAAACCCCGCCAGTGGACGCTTCCTAGAAGTTCCGCTGGGTGGGCCGATGGACCTTACCGCGTCTCGCGCGCTGGTCTTTACTGGAGCAACCAATAATCGTCTAGTCCTAAACACCAATGTCGGAAACGGGCAGAAGTGGCTCTACGCCGCAAGGATCAAGTCAAGCGTGGTTCCTAGTGGTAATTCCGTATTTATGATATTCGGCGCTGACGGAAGCGGTCAGCGAACCCATCAGGCGATGAGGATATATCAAGGCAATTTTGAGACTATAGCTTTCTTTCAGAATATTAGAAATGGTGCGGTGGTCCACAACGGAGGCACTGCTGTTGCAGGGCAAAAACACACTGTTCTGGCGTGGGTTGATTATGATAGCATCGGCGTAAACCAGCGTCTGTACATGAGAGTCGATGGCGTGGAAACTTCGTCTTCTCTAGGAACGAGCTTGATCGTCAGTAACACCATCAACAACTTGTCTTTCGGCACAAGGGATAGGACGGATGAGAATGATGACTTTGAGGGGGAGGTCTACGGTGCCGTTGTGTTCGAGAACTCCGCTCCGACCAGCCTGATCCCAGACATTGAGACGTTCTTGAACGCTCTGTAAAATAAGAAAATAGAACACAAAACAGGAAAGTGACGATAATATGCCAAGTCAAGTAAACACCTGGTCAGATAGTGCAAACGCAGGATCCTTCTGTACGGTAGACAGCGGGAGCCTATACATTTTCGACGTCGCTTTTAGCGACAATGTTTTGACCATCAGATTGGTAAACTCTTCTGGAGTTATCCAACCAAATCCTCTTACAGCTGATTTGTCGTCTCTTCTGACAAACGCTCAGAACGTAGTGTCAGCCTCGTTCAACTCCATCACTTCAGACCTTACGATAGTGACAGCTGATTCCGAAGGAAACGTGAAACCGGTAGGAGAGCACATTGTAGTCAGCCTCAGCGATTTGAAAAAATTGACAGGGGTTGAAATTAAGCAGCTGTATGAGGCAGAAACTGATGTAAACAGGTTTACAGATGTCTTGAAAGAAAAACTGGATAGCCTGGTTCTAGTGAGATACCTGGGCATTTATCAAACCATTTTTGACATTAGGACAGCTCATCCTGCTCCTGCATCTGGTTCTTTCGGTTTTCTTGATGACGGGGTAGGTTCTCCGATTAGCATAGCAATCTGGGATCCAACTGAAGCAGAGTACAAAGTCATACAGGCGTTCGAAGATGAAAGTAATGCTCTGGTAAAACAGAAGTATGAAGCGAACGCAGATACGAACGTATTCACAGATGCTGAAAAATCGAAGCTGAGTCTTTTTCGGGAGAACTGGATCAACCTGTTTCCTGGACTGAACGGCAGGACATTCAATCAGCTGCTGAGGATAGACGCAACCGGTGAAAACATGGAATGGTCTGACCTGGAAGCTTCGTTTTTGGATCTCAACGACGTACCGGCGCAGTACACAGGAAACGAAGACAAGGTTCTCAGGGTCAAAAGTGATGGAACAGGGATCTCCTTTGAAACCGCGGCTCAGGTGCTTGCAGATGGCGCGGCTTCTTTCGTCTGGGCCAACGATTATCAAGTGATCGAGAGAGCGACTGGATTCACTCTGACCAGCGCCGTGATGGACAGCAAAACAGTCATGTTCTTTGACCAGGCAGGAAACGTGGGGCTGAACATTCAGGAAGGGCTTTTGTATGAAGGGACGTTCCGTTTTGTACAAGCTGGTGCAGGTACAGTGACTATCATCCCTAATGGTGGCGTGGTGCTCATGTCTAAGAATGGAGCGCTAACTACTGATGGTCCTGGATCTGTTGTCGAAATCATCCCTCGAGGTCCTGACACGTTTCTTGTGACAGGTGATCTTGTCTGAGCCTTTCAAAAAAGCAAACAAAACAAAAAGACCGGAGATTTCTCCGGTCTTTTCAGTTTGATCTGGTCAAAAGATCACAGCGATGTTAATTGGCTTATAAGCCGGTTTTGGGAACAGTAGAAGC